CGAACAGGGTGGAGGCCTCTGTAAAGGTCAGGTTCGCGGCTTTCTTTGCCTCTGCTGCCGACCGGACCAGGCCGGAGGCGAAATTGAACAATCCGAAATTCTCAGACGCCCCCAGCAGTTCATTGAAACGATTGACCGTCGACCCCTGTCCCGACAGTCCAGCCGGGTCGGAAAGCAGCTTGATCAGGCCAGCAGCGTCGGCCGCCTCCAGATCGAACACAGACATAAAAGCATCGAGCGTCAGCTTGGCCGATCCGGCATTGGTCAGGGTAGCTCCCAGGGCGCCCCCCCCAGTAAACGAGCTGATGTCACCGCGGCCGATGGCCTCCTGCAGCCCTGCGACGGCCTCAAGACGCTTCTCCGCTTTGCCCTTTCCGCCCAGGATACTCGAAATGGATGAGACGGCACCCGATAACCCTTTGCCGACCAGCGATCCCAGAGGGCCACCGATCAGGCCGCCGATCCCCTCGGCTATCCCCTTGGCCGCCGACTTGAACGATCCGCCCTCTAGTACGCTGGTCAGTCCACCGACCAGCACGCCACCGATCCCATCGGCCCCGGAGAGCTTGTCGTTGAGCCCGGTCAAGATCTGCTCCCCCGCCTCCTCACCAGCCGTCTCGAGCTGGGGTGCCTCTTTCTTGACCGCTTTGGCCGTCTCGACAACTAGGTCGGTGCCGGCCTCTTCGCCGCTCTTGCCGGCCTTGTCGACGATGTCGTCCGCGGCATCGGCGAAGTTGCCAACGATCTCTTTGACGCTGTCATCGACGAGGGGCTCGACCGCCTCCCAGGTCTCTCCGATGGCCTCCCCCATCTCGGTCGCATCTTTCTTTATGTCCGTCGCCATCCCTTCGGCGGCCTTGGTCATCGCGTCGAAATGGGTGGCCATGTTGCGCTTAGCCTCGAACCATCGATCCTCGACGCTCTCCGGTGCGTCCTCTGCGATGGGTGACCAGTCGATCAGGTCGATCTCCAGCCCCAGGGCACCGGCCACCTTATTGATCTGCTGTATGATCCCATTGACGCCCTTGACGACCGCACCGGCCATCCCATTGATACCCCGGGTGGCCACCCGCTTGATGGGTTCCCAGATGATCGAGAAAGCAAATTTGATGGGTTCAAAGAGAACCTTGGCGCCGGCCGTCATAATTTCGCCCAGGTTTTTCACGTAGTTGGTAAACAGTCGGCCGCCGGCGCCGATCATACTGCCCAGAGAATCGAGGAACTTGCGTCGAAAAACCTCGTTAAAGGCAAAGTTCTCGACGATCTTGAGGACTGAGGTACCGAATCCCTTGACCACCTCGAGGGCGGTCGTGAACGCCCCCCCCAGGCTGCCCACCGCCTCCATCCACTCGTTAAACTTCCGCACCGCCGGGATCACATAGGTATTGAGCAGGTCGGCCAGGATGGGCAGGAACCGCTCCCCGAGGGTGATCATCAACCCCTCGGTGGCCGATCCCAGGGAGGTCATCGCCCCCTGGAACGTGTTGGACATCGTGTCGGCCATCTTCTTGGCCGCCCCTTCGCCATCGTCGATCTTGCCCGTCAGCTCTTTCAAACGCTCCGAGCCGCTACCCACCAGGGCGTTGATCGCCTTGCCGCCCTCTTCGCCGAAGATGACCAGCGCATCGGTGGCCGACAGGTTGGCCTCTTCCAGGTCAGCGACGATGTCCGTCATCGGTCGCACCTTGCCAGCCGAGTCGACGAACTCAAGCCCCATCGCTTTCATTTTCTTCTGCGCATCGGTCAGGCCGCCCCCCGTGTCGATCGAGTTGCGCAGCATCGTCCGCAGCGCCGCATTGAGAGCCGTCCCGCCGGCGCCGGCCTGGATCCCATTGTCGGCCAGCACGCCCAGGGAGGCGGCCGTCTGCTCGAACGACAGCCCCGCAGCGGCTGCCCCGGGTGCCACCTGCTTGAACCCTTCGCCCAACTGCGCCACGTTGGTGTTACTGCTGGCTGCGGTGACGGCCAACCCATCGACGACGCCCCCCAATTCCTCCACCGGTAGACGCATACCCGATAGGACATTGGAGGCGATGTCGGCCGCGGCCCCCAGCTCGAGGTTGCCGGCAGCTGCCAGCGCCAACGTCTTGGGCAGCGCCGACATGATCTCGTCGGTCTCGAAGCCGGCCATACCCAAAAACTCGATACCCTCGGCGGCATCCGATGCGGAAAACTTGGTCGTCGAGCCCATCTCTTTGGCCAGGGCGGTCAGCTTGTCGAAATCTTCTCCGGTCGCTCCGGTGACGGCTGCCACGCCGGCCATCTTTTGCTGAAAGTTGGCCGCCACGCCGATGCTCTTGACCAGCACGGCACCCAGGGCGACGGCGCCGGCAGCCGCTACGCCCATAGCCGCCTTGGTGGCCGTCCCGAAACCAGACGTTTCCTTTTTCAAGCCCCCGATAACTTTGGATGCGTTATCCTTGGCATTGATCAGGATGTCGAGATCTTGTCTACTCTTGGCCATTTCCCGCTCTTTTCTGGGCTTGTTCCTTTACGATCGGCTCGATACGCTCGAGGTGCTGAAAGGCGGTTAGATAGTAAATGGAAAGATGGGCCCGTTCGGCCAGGGTGGCGTTGCTATCCCTCCAGAGCAATCGATAGAGCTGATAGAGTTGACGGCTCTGCGGGGTGATCTCCAGGGCGGGACATCCAAAATGGATATCTTCGCCCAGCTCGATTATACGGTCGTTTCCTTCGCCGGAGAGATGTCCGCAGACGCCGGCGGGGTCGCATCCTCCGGTACATCGAGGGCAGTTGGCTCGTCCTTGGGGATCGTACTGGTCTCCGAGAAGCTCCCAGCGAACGAGCAGATCAAGTTTTTTAGCGCGTCTCCGGTTAGGCCGGCCGTCGCCTCAATGGCCGTGCGCACCTCCTCGATCAATCCTTTCCCCTGGCCCTCCTGGTTGATGACCTCCCGCGTCTGCTCCTGCAGTTGCTCGGCCCACGCCCAGGCATGATCGGCATCGCGGAATTCCTGGGCGTTGATCACTTCTGCCAGGGCGAGCAGTTGCACCAGCAGGCTCTCCCGCTTGGGTAGGGGTAGACGGATAAACAGCTCGATCGGATCCGTCACCTCGACGCCGTCAAAAAAGAAGTTCTGCCAGGCCCGGGTATGCTCGGCCAGCAGTTTCATCGTCCCCAGAAAATCCGGGCCCAGGGCAAGAATGCGATCCTTGTACTCGTCCTTTTCGAGCCATTCCTTGAGATGCTCTTTGCGCCAACGGAAAAGGCCGTCCTCCGTCTGCTGGGCAAAAGCCATCTGATCGATCGAACGCAAAAAACGGATCTCCAGGGAGAGCCGTTGATCAGGGGGCAGTTCTCTATTGCCTCCATACTCGGGGACAAAGACGTTCCAGCTTTCTACGCCACCGGTTCCAAAATCCATTCTGCGAATCTCCTGCTACGGGGTGTATTAGCTGGGCGACCCCGGGCCACGCCCGGGAATGCAGACACCCCGTGAACTGCGCCGCCCAGCCAAAAAGGGTTTTTCTTTCAGATAAGCGTGGCCGACAGGTTGTCTTCGCCAGTCGATCCCAACGCCTCGAAGGGCATGGTGACCGTCACCATCCCGGAATCGGGGATGTCCTTGGCTACCGGATCGAACTCGACCTGGTCGGCGTCGATCTGCATTTTGTATCCAGAGGCCGTCCCGAACGTCCAGCGCACATCCTTCTGCACCTGGCGCCGCGACTGGCTGAACAGGTTCACGTCGGACTTGCGGCAGACGATCTTCATATTGCCCGATACCTTCCACTTGCCCGTGTTGATTACTTCGGTCGGGCAATCCGACCCCTCCTCCTCGTTGAGGAGCCCCAGGCCGGTATCGAGGACGATCTCACCCCCCAGCGCCCGCTGCGTGGTTGAGCCGCCATCGATCGACGTGGTCACCTTCGTCCCGAAGGGCACCAGCGACCCGGTGAAGACCGGCGTGGGCAGGTAGGGAGCGACAGTGATCTCATCCTGCCAGCTCTCCGACGTATCCAGCTCGGCCGTCTCGGCACTGAAGTCCAGCGAGGTCATAAAGAAACCGGATCCGCCGTTGGTGTTGGTCCCCAGCTGCACCAACGAGTAGGTCGCGTAATAGTCCATGTCGTCCATCGTGATCGTCGTCTGGGCAGTGCCCCATCCATCGGTCGTGTTTTCCGACGTCTCCCCGAATTCCTTGGCCGGGCCCGAAAACTCCAGGACGATCCAATCATCACCGCCCCAGGTGATCTTGAGCTGCGAGCAGACGGCCCCACGGACAAACTCGACCACATCCCCCAGATCGGCCCAGATACCAGCATGGAGGGCACTACGGTCCTCCAGCTGCGTGTAGACGACGGAGGTGGAGCCGGTGACCGTCTCCGTGCCGAACGCCAGCTTGAGGAAGTCCCCAATGTCGGGGGCGACACCCAGGGAGCCCGACAGCCGCAACAGGACGGTCGCCGTCCACTTGGCCATATGACGCCCCTCGGCTCGCTCCAGGACAGAGAACGTCCCGCCGTCATCGTCGGGGGCCTCCCGTCGACGATCGGAGTCCTCCAGGTTGATCATCCGCGCCTTGAAACCGTCGCCGGTCGTCGGGTTGTTGGGCACCCCGTAACTGCCGCCCGTTTCCATCTTGATGAAGCCTTGCAGCTTATCACCGTACTGAATGGTTCCCATGCTCACGCTCCTTGTTTACGAAGAAAAATAAACTTCAAGGTTCATCAGGGCGGCACGGAGCACGCCCCCTTCACGGGGTGTAAAATCTGAATAGGCTACGTTCTGCTGCAGGCAGATATCCGCATTGTGCGTGCCACTCACCAGGAGGGTAGAATTGGCCTCAATCATCTGGTCAATCGCCGTCATGGTGCGCTCGAGCCGCTCGTTGGCGATCTCACCGGGGAGCAGGCCGTTGATCTTCTCTATCGAATAGATGAAGACCTGCAGTTGTATCTCATGGAAGCGGATATCATCCGACCGGTCCTCGTCGGGATATTGCGTACTCTCCGAGAGGATGAGCGCCGCCGGGAAGGTGTCATAGTCGGCCAGGGGCGCCTCGTAATACCTGGCGATAGGCTCGAGGGTGATCCCATCGTCGATCTCGGTGTCGATCGCTGCCAGGAACGCCGGCAGATCGTTGGTCATCATCGACTCGAGTGCCACGCGGGCATAGCGGGGGTTCTGATTGCCGGCCATCAGATAATCGCTCTCTGGTAACCCTGTCCGGTGTTGAAAATGTGCTCCTGTATGAGCTTCATCCAGCGCGTCTGCTGGGCCTTGGTCAGCTGGATCGGCGGCCGTGCCGGCATGTCGGGTGTGCCCGTCTGGTGATACCGGGCATAGGGCACCCGTGTACCGATCGCTAACCCCAGTTTCGACGGCCGGTAGATGAATCGCTTGTTGCTCTTGTTGGTCAGACTACCTATCAGATCTCCCTGGCGCTGCAGGATCGGCTTGCCCGGGAAGTGTGCGTTTTTCCAGGCGGCATAGGCAGGAGACAGTGCTTTCCATCCTCCT